TTGTCTGTAGTGTTAAGAGCCGCAAGACTCCCAACTTTTACATCCGTTGCTAATTTAGCATTGGTTACTGCACCATCAACAACTCCTGCACCAATTCCTGCAAGCACTTCGTTAATTGCTCCAACAACTGATGCTTTTTCTGTAGTATTAAGTGTTGCCAAACTTCCGACCTTTACATCGGTAGCTAATTTTGCGTTGGTAACATATCCATCTGCAACCGCTCCAAGTCCTGTCCGAACTTCATTCACTGCCGCAACGACATTACTCTTATCTGTAGTATTAAGAGCCGCCAAACTCCCAACCTTTACATCTGTTGATAATTTCGCATTGGTAACATATCCATCTGCCACCGCTCCAAGTCCTGATTTAACCTCATTAACTGCTGCAACCACAGAATCTTTATCTGTCGTTGTTAAATTAAGCAAACTTCCAACCTTAACATCAGTAGCAAGTTTTGTGTTCGTCACGTATCCATCAGGAACAACATTCAAACCACTCCGAACCTCATTAATAGCTCCAACTATACTACCCTTCTCAGTAGTATTAAGCGTTAGCAAACTCCCCACCTTAACATCCGTTGCAAGCTTTGCATTTGTAACATACCCATCAGGAACAGCATTTAATCCTGTATTAACTTCATTAATAGCTCCAACTACACTACCCTTCTCGGTAGTAGTAAGTGCTGCCAAACTCCCTACCTTATCCGTCACAAACTCAACAGCACTCTCACCACTATTCACTGCAACCATCTTCCCACCCTGCCCCGAATAAGTGCTAGGTGTATCAGTTAATCCTGTAAACGTAGTAACAGGTGCTAAACTTGCCCCAATCTGATTAATAGGATGAGTAATACCAACCAACGTTGAGTTATCTCCCCAACAAAATATTCCTGTAAAATTTGCAGATCCTATCAAAGTAGCCGTTACTAAATAATTTCCATGAGGAAAAAATATTGACTTTAGATTATTAAGCGTAACAGCCGCCAAACAATCCAAAATCGCTTGTGTATCGTTAGTTATCCCATCTCCAATTGCTCCATAAGACTTAACGCTTATAAGTCCCACTTCGTCAACGAAATATGCCGATAACTGAGAAGCATTAGAATAAATTGATAATTGTTCACTAGGTGTAGTCATGTATAGCTCCTTTCTAACCTAATTGATTATATCTTCGGTTACTTCTATTTGCACCACAGACCCAGAGCCATCACCTAATAGATACAATATTTCCCTTATCCCTTCTTTTTTGACTGCTGCTGCTGCATATTTAAGTGAATTATTTGTTGTTGGATACGTTCCTGTATGGTTTGCATTCTTCCAAGTATTACCTGATATGAAGTGAATATAAACGTTCCGACCTCTTAGATCAAACATTTGTGATCCACGGCTTCTAACTCCTGCTGAGAAAGTTGTTATTGCTTGGTCTGCTGATGCTTCCCTCACAGTTATTGTTCCTACTGCAACAACACTATTTTTCCCATACACATCACCCAAAAACAAGCCATAAATTGTTCCCCAATCTGTTTCCACTGTAGCCACAGGTGTAGTGCCGTTAAGTGTTATAGTCTCATGCTTCAAAAGACCTGTAGTCTTGACCGTACCCCATATTGTTAGTTTTCCTGTATCTCCTGCATTCGCTGATACAATTTCTACCCCATCTCCATCGGGTTGATTAGTAAATGCTGCCCCACCTACTTCGAAAAGTGGTATTACATATGCTTGCTTTTTATATTGTTCAATAGTTAACATCGGATACCTCCTATTTGTAATATAGCCTGGAACTTTTAATTCCAGGCTATTCTTTTAAGTTTTAAAAAATTAATAGGATAGCCAAAGCCCTCCTTATTGCTTTATGCAGGAACAATTGTAGCCCCACTTGCCATTGGCTCATATTCGATAAACCAATCAATAACACCAGTAGTTCCAGCTGAACAATTTAGAGATATTACACCAGGTGTAATTGTTATTGGGTTGACCATTCCCTCAGCTGCAACCTGAACTCCTTCTGCTGCTGATTTAATCATAGCATTGGCAGCAATACCTGTTATTCCTAACATTAATCTTATTGCTGCACTTGCAGTATCTAATGTAGCGCAAAGGTCTACAGCCGAACCGCCAGTTGAAGTGTGTACAAGTTTTGTATTATTTGCACCAGCTGCGCATGCAGTTGTTATATGTCCTACAATACCCAAAATTCTAACAGCACCACCAGTTATAGTAAATAAATTTTGAGTAACAGGCGTCGCTGCCGTTTTCTTTACACAAGTTCTATAAGTTTGGTTTTGTATCGCCAAAGTTTTAACAACTTCTGCTGGGATTTTATCAGTTTCAGTTTTAACCAAAACTATATTTGCAGCGACTACGCTTAAATCTTCTTTAGCAAGTGCAGCCCCAGAACCACCACTAAATAAACACCCTGCTACACCATCAAAACCTTGTACTGTCCATGTAGAACCTGTTACAGTATCCACGACATTTTTACTAAGGTCAGATGTTCCTGAGTTATAAAAATATCCAACTACATTTATGTTATGACAAGCAGTCCCCAAAAATTCAACTATCGAAGTTGCAGCTACTCCATAAAAATCTACATCAACATCACATGATGTACAATTAGTCATAACAATAGCATTAGTCACAGCATTTCCTGCAATAAATCCAATATATTTAATTTTAAAAGTACCTCTATCAACACCAGTTGCTTGAATAGCAATATTTGCTTCAACAGTTGAACTTGTATCTCTAAATTCAATGTCAATAATACAATCATCACCTGTTACAACTAAAGCATTATCAAGACCATCAAGCGCACTTATTAAAATTATATTTGAAAACATTACACTTGCTGCCGAAATAACTATTGTGGCAGTTGCCAATGTTCCTATTGTTATTTTAGGTCTGTCATTTCCAATTCCCATGCCTACAATAGAAATTCCTGCTACGTCTACCGTTATTGCTGAAGCAGTAGCCAACACCTCTACATGCGCTGGAGCGACCCAAATAACATCTCCAACATTTGCCGTGCATTTATTGATTGCAGCATCAATCGTTGCGAGTGCAGTTGCCATTGTCAAACCGTCATTTGAATCACTACCAGTAACAGAATTGACGTAAAATTGAGTACCTGGAGCCGATGGGTAAAATCTACCTGATGTATCAATTACAAGCCTTTTAACGCCAAGTACATCTGTCATATATATAGAATCTATTAAATTTGGCACAAAAACACTTCCTTTCATCATTTTTTCATAATTTTTTTAAAAAAGAGAGAGCAGCTCATAACAACTCTCCCGATGCTTTATCGTATATTACGTACCTGTATAAGGATTACTTATGATTCCAAATCCAGGGTTAATTATTGCCGCTCTGTAACGCTCAACCATTGCCCAATAAAAATTAAGTGTGCTAATTTTGTCTTGGTCACTGATAGGCAATAGTCCAGTTCTCCTTTGGAATATAAAGCTATCAATGGTATCGTCTAATAAGTGCCAATAGTACAAATTGATATACCTACCAAATTTCATTCTGAGCATAGGTACTGTGTTTTTTGTATTGCTTAATTGCTCTGCTTTTAAGTTTGATTGCATTATTGCTGCAACTCTTGCTTCATGGTCTGCATGAGCCAGAATTGTTGATGCTTTGGTGTCAAACAAAGTACCTGCATAGTCGTATATTTTATGAAACATGTTACATCCTGCAATGACATTATCAGGAGAAATCGGACCCGCTGCCATTAAATTATCATTAACAAGTGTTGTTTTTGAAGTGTCTAGCGGATGATTATTAGCTGCATATGCAACTCCATCAGCACCAATACTTGTAAACACTCCATCAACAACTGCCGCACAATTTGTTTCTCTTTTAGAAATCATTGCACGAATCATACCACTTGTTTTGACTTTATTTAAGATCTTGTCAGGATCATCTTCTGTTTCTTCCCACGTTGCGGAAAATCCTCTATCGTAAGTCTTGTTAATTACAGTCGTAAAATACATTTCTTTGAAGTTATCATAGTGCAAAGGTCCACCTTCTGTTTTTTCTTCGGCTGGCAATAGATTACCTACAGAAGCGTAAATTTCTTCATCTTTTGTTGATTGTTTTGGCGTGAAGAAATCTTTGTATTCTTCTTTTTTTTGTTGCTTTAAATTATCGTAAAACGATTCTGAGATTTTGTCAGAAAGGTATCTTGCAATATCCGCTCTTGTACTTGGCATTATAAATCACTCCTTTATATTTTGAAATTTACACAGCTCTATCAGGTGGGTGAATGATAAAATGGATTAAATCCAAATCATTATCATAGTCGACACAAAATGCCGTACCACCTGTTATATCATCAAGGTCAATAGTCTGAGCATCGCTAATGTCGAATAGTTTTGAAATATCCGCATCAGTTAAGCTTGTCTTGCTTGTACCTGTATATTTTGCTGTGATAATTGGAGAATTAGATACGAGTTCGAATTTTGCAATTTCAGTTGCGTCTGCTGTTTCTAACGCAATAGCAACTACGGTATAATCGCCAGGTGCGTCAGTTATTTTGATGAATGTATTGCTTGATATTACAGAAAGATCACCTTTCAAAACCCCACCACTTCCAACCGTACCTTTGATAACGGTTGACTTACTACTGTCTCTTACCCACATATAAAGTACCTCCTATAGTTTATTCCCACTTGTTGTGGGGAATCTTTTGAATAGAAGATGCTAGTAATCTTTGCGCATATTGTTTTCTGCTAACGCCTGGATTTTTCTTAGCATAAAACTGATATGCTCGCTCATCGCTATCATCTAATTTCGTGCTTTGTATCGGTGTTTGATTTCCCGATGGTGTTTTTGATATTTTTTTCTTGTTTAATAATCTATTTTCTTGGTCGTTTTTAATTTTATTGTCGTAATTGTTTGAAAATTCAACACGACAAATCCTGTCGAGCGACCACCCTGTAGCCTTTTGAATTTCCATTAGCTTTTCAATTTTCTTTTGTGCTTGCGGAAACTTAGCAAGCACATCTTGATTTTTTGTTACAAAGTCTAATCGTTTTACAGTGTTTTTGAAATTTTCGTTTTCAATGAACTTTTCAGCTTCCACCAAAGCTTCGTCTTCATCAAATCCTTTGTCGATAAACTTATCAACGATTGCTTTCTTTTTCGCTCCTGCACCTATTTCCTTTTCCTTCTTGGACAACAAGTCTAATTGCTGTTTCAATGACTTGTTAATCATTTTTTGCTTAATAAGTGCATGTGTTACCTTATCTTTTGGTTTCTTTTTTGCGCCCTCTTCGTCATCGGAAGTAGTAGCATCATCATCAGAAGTAGAATCATCATCCAAATCTTCGTCAAGTTCGTCTAATGTTTCATCTTCATCTTCGACAAGATCATAATCCTCATCATCATCTAAATCTTCATAAGTATCATAATCTTCATCATCTTCTGCAAACAATTGTAAATCAATTTTTAACAAATCTAAATCTCTCATAATATCCTCCACGTTTTCGCTCCGCACGAGCAAGTTTTACGAGAATTATTCACAAATTCTCTAAATAGGTTTACACAGTTTCCCTCTGCATATATTAACGTGATTGCTTCACGCAAGCTACTTTTTCTTCGTAGGTGCTTTCTCTTCGATTGCATGTATTTCTACTTGCTCCTGGATAGGTTCTTCTTTCTGTAATCCTAGTTCTTCTAGTACATTAAAATCTTCATATGCTATATTAATTATATTACATTTTTTATCTAAAACCATCAACAACTCAGTTCCCTTTATTTTCCGAAATTCCTTAACCATCCCTCCATACCAATCGTCTGGTAACCCAAACGCTGATTTAAGCACTACTCCATCCGAATCTTTGATAGTTACTTTTTTCCCTTTTAAGTCCGTTCTACCTAAGATCTTTATCCCCATGCCTTTGACCCTCCTTCAATTTTATTTTCTATATTTTGAATTTCTGAAATTTTAACATTTAGCTCGTTCAACATATAATTTCTAAGGGTTAAGGTATTATAAGTCGTACTGCCACAACTCTCACAATAACAATTCCTTACCTCAACATCTTTTTCAATGTCTCCTGAGGAAACAAAGTTCGGATTGATAGTATTCATTCCAGGCTTCTCACATTTGCCACAAATAGGCTGATCTAATATCTCAGTGCCACCTAAATTTGACATTGCAAAAGCTTCTACAATTCTATTTTGCGTATACATATGTTCAGCATACTTTGGGTGTACCCTTTTTATTTCGTCCATACTTGTCACGCTCTCTATTTTTTTTTCTGATCCATAATAGAGTTTTTTGTTGCTACTCATAGGCTCATTGCTCCTCCTTTTGGTTGATTATTAAGATTAACACCAGGTACATCTCCTGACATGTTGAGTGAACTATTTTGTTGCGATTGCCCATTAACAGGCGTAATTGCTCCTTGAGTCTGCAATCTCTTTGCTTCTTCCATGGCTTCGTCAAATGGTATTCCTAACATATCCTCCATCATTTTGCGAAATTGAGAATATGTAATCAATGGTCGTGGCTGTCCTGTTTGCTCATCGATAAGAGATATTTGAGACAAACTCAACATTACATTGTATAGTGCCATCGGAGACTTCGGTAATCCCTCTCCAATATTAATATCAATGTCAAACACCGCCTTTTTAACAAGCGGCTCTCCTTCGCTAGTTATATATTGCATATACTTAGGCATATTACTAATCTCAGAATTAGGAAAGTTTTCTTTCCATGTATTAATAAATTCTTCATCGGCAGGGATTAAAACAGGTATCCTTGATAATTGCGTAGCATCTAACCATTCAAAGTCGTCTCCCTCTTCCGTAATACGAAACCAATGCCCACTATCCCACAGCTCCATGCACATATTAATAGCATATTGCACCGCAAACATTAAACCTTCGGATACATCACCTTTTTTGTCCGTGATTCCTGTATTTCCTTGATTTGTTTGTATCCCTGCTTGCGTTGCTGTTATAGTTTGTCCTGGACTATTTCCTGTCATAAGATCTGAAAACCTTGTAACTCTCCTTGCCTCATTGACAAGATTTGCAACAAGTCTTTCAACCACAGGATTAAGTGTTCCACTGCTAGCAACGTAAATATTTTGATTAGGTTTATAGCATAGTATCGGGTGATTAGGATTTGAATCAAAATCGTCAGGGTCCATCGCTCCATCTGGATCAACAAAAGTTCTGGATTGCGCTGTAAATTTACAGGCGGTTATTATTTCATCATACAATTTATTAATTGTGTCTTGAATAAAGAACAACAATTGCCCATCCCCAAATCTATGAAACTCTCCCTCTTCCTGATACATCCCAATGGGATAATAGGGATATTGATTACAAACATTCTCATAGTATGGAGAGTTCTCGTCCGACTCTCTGAGGACAAACCCTGTATCATCCATTTCAAGTAATTGCAATACTTTGTTTTTATTGTTTCTATGCCAAACTTTCAAATACATGAACGAAAATTGTTCGTCATCTAATTTTCCCGCACCAAAATCTGGCTCGCCTGTATTGAGCATAAGATGATTTGCAATATCGTCTCCAAATTCTTCTCTTGCCCAAATTAACGACTGAAACCCAACCTCTTCAATGATGTATTGAGCTTCTTGATAGTCTAAAATATCCTTAATGTTTCCATCCACAAATATCTTCGTGGTCTGTGGATTGCGAATAATTGGCATACCAAATCCATCGTGTGCATCTGCATCCCATTCTAACGCAATCCAACCTGTACCAAATTTAAGATAGCGTCCTATTATGCTTTTTAGCCTTAATTTTATTTTATTTTGTTTCAGGAAAAATTCTGCAATTTTTTGAGCTGCACTTGAAAAGCTTTGATCCGAAGGTCCAATACCTTTTATTTTTGTTGCGATATTTTGATCTATCATGCTCGCTATTTGTCCATTTATTATGGGTGCTGATATTGGGATAAAGCTATTTGGTGAATCTTCGGTATAGTCTCTCTCGCATTTGTATTGTTTTTCGATTTTATTCCATTGCTCTTCCCTTTTTAACATCTCCGATTTAAGCGCATCGTAACGCCCGGCATAAAACTGTGCTTTGTGGATTTGCTTGTCGGTATTCAAATCAGTCCAAGATGTTTGTGTCCCTTGTTGATAATACTTATCTTCTGGCGTTTTTATTCCTCTATCTTTTACCAAAATAACTCACCTACTCTCGAAAATTTTATCTTTACTTTATCAAAAAGTGTGATAAACTTGTTGAGTCCAAAGTTAATTTCTAACTAGTTTTTCATCAAGTTTTTTGGCTTATCGCTACAATTCTACCTGCTACAGAGGTGGTTTTGTAGTTTATCTCACATATTTTTTGTAACTTAATAGACCTTTGGGCGTTCTAAAAATATCTGAACTATTTTCTTTTTTTTTATTTGGCGTTGGCACAACCAAGTTGCAATATTTTTCAATTAAATCATTTTTATTTTGAATTATGATGTTTTTTTTCTCAAGTTCAAGTATCATATTATCTATTTGTATGCTTCTAACGTACGAACAAATTGCATATCCAAATACAAAAGATAATAGTATGCAAATTGCAAATGTTGTAACTATATAATTTACCACGACCTCACTCCTTTCTCTAAGTAATCTTTTTTCTGTTTTCTTGTGATTTTTTTTGCTAGCACCATGTCTTCTAGTTCTGATTCTAGATAAAATCCTTTTTGTACTGCATTTATTTTTATGCCAGGTGGTGCTTGTCTCATGATGCAAAAATATCTCAACGAATCACAGGCGTGTGTTACATCATGAGGAATTGTAGCTGTATCGTTAGCGTCTTTCTCATCTTTCATAATTTGTCTCATAGAATTTATCAGGTTCTCACAACAAGAAAATATTTTCATCCTCGAGGAGAGAATTTCTTCACCTGTTTCTATATCTGTCGTACTTATGACCTTAATCCATTCTTTAACCGCAAGCCATCCATCTACTCTTCTATTATCACTTTTAGTTAAGACCTCTTTATTCTCTCGAAATAAATCAAAAATACTTTTCCCAGAATCTTTCTGCCTACCTTCTAAATCGGGTGGAGCGTATTTTATCTTAATAATATCATTATTATTGATTTCTGCAATCTTTTTTGCTGCTGCTGAGACAATTAACTCGCTTTGGTATAATTCTTTATACACATACGCATTATTCTCAGGGTCAATCGCTATCCAATAATTCGCTAACATGTCAAGTCCATAGTCTTTGGTCGTGTATCTGTGCCAATTTTCAGGAATAACAAAAGGCTCTACAACATGATAATCTCGATTGAACTCTGGAAAGAATACTCCCTTGCTCTTGACAAACCGAGCTTCCCCCAATTGCAAATATAAATCAGGGTCTGTAATTTTTAGTTGCTCAATGGATGCTCTTTGGTCTGTTGTAAGATAAGGATTGTCATGGTGAGTTGATAGTGCTATTAATACAGTTGTTACATCAGTTACAATCTCGCCATCATATTCAAAAGTAGTAGTAATGTTTTTTTCAAAAACCTTTGGTCGATTAGTCCCTTTGAAATAAGATATAATTTTATCAGGCTTTGTTTCGATGAACATTTCATTCACGAAACAATCTGGATTAACAGGATTCATTAGAACTGTCAATATCCTATCTGCTGGAGAGCCACCCCTTAATTGATGTAGTAAAGATACAAAATCCTTATAAGTTAGCCACTCTCCCTCTTCGACCACAATTGCCGTAACCTGGTCAATAGCCTTGACCGCCTTTTTTTGTTGGTCTGAAGAGTATCCCGAAAACAGGGCAACATTTTTATTTAATTTGTTTTCAATTGCGGCAGGCTGTTTTGTGAACTTATAAGCTTCTTCATGTTCAAACTGTTCTATTTTATCTTTTAATCCTGCATAGTACCCTTTGGTTATTCCACCTTCTAAATCTTCAATAACCAAAAGCTTATATCTTTTTTTTTTACACAAATTAGCCGCCATTTCAATTTCTGAATTGTACGACTTCGAGGAAAATCTGCCGCCTATCTGTATTATTGCTTTATATTTTTTCCCTAAAATATTGTCATGATAAAAAGGTGTGACATTGACTTGTTTTTGTCTTCGCATAAGTTACTTTCCAATTATAATGTCTGGCATCTCCAATTTACCCGAGTGTTCAATTTTTTCTACAAATATTCCGAGAGTTTTTCCGAGCTTTTCAAGTGCGCTCAATTTGTCGTACAGCTTAAACTTAAACGTACCATCTTTCGAAAGTGATACTTCGTTAATAACAGTGCCATCTACTTCTTTCCCATCTTTGGTCTCAATTATGATCTTATACTTATACATTGTTTGTTGATTGTTTTCATCGGTCTCTGGCTTGTCACATTCAACCTTTTCAGTTCTAAAACTCAAATAGTCTTTAATATCCGAAAATGCTATTTTTGCAAGCTCATTAATAACCCTTTCGGCTGTTACCATATTTTTTTCAAGTAATGGTTTTCCTAAAGCTCGCCTTCTCTCAATTATTTTAGGCTGGTCTAACAATAAACTTGCATTTGTTTCTACATGTGAACGTTTCCACTTTCTCGAATTTGGGTAAGCATCTAAATATGCTTGATATTGCGTTTTGCCCATCACAATACCTTGTACGAAATTCTCTTGCATGGTAGTTAATCTCATTCTAATTCACTCCTTTATATGTTTTAGTATGTGAGCAATTACATCTACTGTCCATCCGTTGCCAATGCCTTTATATCTTTGGGTATTACTAACTATTTGTTTGCCACTCGAGTCTAGTATTAAGGTATAGTTATCAGGTAAAGTTTGCAATCTTTCGCACTCTAAAGGTGTCAATTTTCGAATAATATAATCGCCATCAGGTAAATCTATTCTATATAATCCTGTTTTCCCTCCACGACCACCACCATTAGACGACAAACAAACTGATTTACCTCTAATGCTATATACCCTATTTGCTTGACCGCTTTTTCCTATTTGTCCAATTCGAGAAGGCGTAATCAATAAATGTTCTTTGGTCATACCAGTTGTTAAAGTATTTACTTTATTATCTGTTCTAGGCGTTAACTCTTTGGATCTTCTAGGTGAAAAATCTTTTTTATAATTTTTGTAAAATTCTCGTCTTAAATCTTTTGCTTCTTGAGTTCTTTTTTCTGTCATATTAAATAATGGAGAAATTAACTCTGCAATCATACTCCGCTGACTTCTTTCTAAACTATTCCATATTACCGCACCATCATAAGATGCTGTTAATACATGTGATTTGTCCTGATAAGGTATCCCACTTTCTAAAATATCCTTTAAAATAATTCCTTTATCGTCTGGCTGTCGAATGCCAGGAATATTGGTCCAATAACACCGTCTCCTTTGCTGTGCTGATACTAAACTGCTGTTAATCATAATAAGCTCAACGCCTAATGCTTTTGTTATTTCTGCTTTAATATCTTTGTGTATACTATGGTTATTTTCATACAAAAAATATCTGGCTCCTGTTTCTTTAATTGCTCTAACAAAATGAGAAAATAATTCAAATCCTATACCTTCGCTTGTTGTTTCCCTATCTTTTTTTGCAATACTCCAATAAGTGCAAGGGCTACCACCTATTACAATATCAATTTCACCTTTATATTTTGTAAAATCCTCTATCGTAACATCACCAAAATATTCATCATCAGGGTAATGAGCTTGTGCAATCCTATTAGCATATTGGTCAATCTCATAACTAATATATCTATCAACTTGTATATTAGCTCTTTCAAGTGCGATTCTGCCGCAACTAATACCATTAAAAAGACTTAATACTTTCATAATTACCTCTTTTTTATTTAATATTACAATAAATTGCATTATAAATACAACTATAGACCTATAAGATAATATTGTATTGTCGAACAATGTGTGTTATAATATAATAAAAGGGGGTGATATTGTGAATATAAAAAAAATGAAAGAACATATCTCATATGTTATTTCCGAGATAATAGCCGAGAAAAAAGATTGTAAAGATTATATGGAAAACGATACTTTAATGAGTGAGTACGATAATACAGTTAAGGAATACCGTATCATAGCTGACTACATTAACCTCTTTGCTGAATCCGATGAGGAAAAAGAATTAGTTAAGCTGTTAAAAAGCATTAACTATGTAAGATGCTTTGGGACTACACCCGAAGCGTACGAAAAAGAAATGCAAGATTTTTATTTAAACGATGATTCGGGAGGGATAAGATAGTATTGCATTGTCGAACAATGTGTGTTGTAATATAATAAAGGGGGTGATATTATGCAAAAAAAAGAAATAACCAGATTAGTCAACAGCAAAGATGGGACTTTGAGAGTAAACAATATTTGCTATTTAAGGAGGTGGACAAAGGATGGAATAGGTAGAGATGTTGACGGTTTGACACTAGAATTTGACGCTATTAATAATGTGTACTTTGGTGCATTTGAAAATCAAATACACAGTAGAATTCCGTCGGAAATAAAAGAAGAATGTAGGACATTGATTTCTAAATTTTTAGAAGAGGTTATTATTAGATTAATAAAGGAGATCTAATTATGAAAAAGGACATTAGAATTGGCATAAGACTAGACGTTGATACACGTAATGCGTGTAAAAGTTTAGCACCAGAAGGGAATATAAGTTTATGGATTAGGATGTTGATCCTCACAGAAATAGAAAAAAATAATAAAAAAATTTGTACAAAGTGCAAGACTTCAAAAAACATTTAAAGAGAGAAAAAGAGACTAACAATTAGTCTTTTTTTTTATATCCACCTTACCCCAAATTGTAATATTTCTATTTTTTTACCTAGCTTCACTTTACAATCTTTTACAAACCGCAAAGTATCGCTATGTTGATTATCAATATGGACGTATATTATTTTATCAACTTGGCCCTTGACGAGGTAAGTTGCCATGAAACTGCTTGCTCCTGCTGAAAAACTTGATACTAACATTATTTCTCCTTTCTGTATCTGTTGATACTAACAAATAACGATTCATGCTCTCCCCAATATTTCCCGACAAAACATTCTAAAACTTGTTTGTCATTATGATAAGCGACTTCCTCTAGCGCATCCATTACAATCTTCCCGATATTATCAACGTCAAGTTTTACCGTTATTGGGTATTGATGTTTATTATTCTTTGGTTTAACAAAGTAAGCTAGGATTATTATTTCTAATGGGTATGGAGAGGGAACTATGTTTCTATATTTCTTTAAAAAACACATTCTAATAAAGTTCTCATAGTTCACTGTTTCGTCAGGTGTTTTTCCTCTTATTTTTCCATGAATATTTGTAAAAATCCTAGCTCTTTGTTTGCTTTGTACTTTACCTGGAACTTCAAACTCAAAGTCTGGTTCTCTGATTGATAAATCCATCTAGACAACTCCTCTAATGTTCTTCTTTGCTTGTGCTTTTTATATTAAAACCTTCTTTTTCGTCAGCATCTATATATGTTTTTATAATTAAATTATTGTCTAACTCTTTAAATGTAGTCAGACATCTTTTTTGTGCTTCAATGAGCATTGAATAAGATATTATTGACGCTTTTTTTTTCACCGAGTCATTTTTTTCATTTTCTCTAGCAATTAGAGCTATATTAAGACAAGATATGACATCCATTAAAAATGCTATTTGTTGCAAGTTTTGTTGAATTGTTTGTTCTTCGCTTTGTTCTATCATGGTTTCCTCCTTTGATTTTCTAGCAACGTATTTTCGACAAATCTTAGGCATTGCGCAATGTCAAGTGTTTCTTTTTTTAAAAGTTTACGCTCTCGCTGTATACATTTAGCAATGTCTGTATGGGAATACATTTTTTTATACAATTCTATTACTAAATTTTTTTCGCTATCATTATCAGCTAAATCTTTTCTTTTGTTTGCCATTTATTTCGCTCCTTTTTGTATAAATAAAGGCTATAACTAAATAATTATAGCCTTTATTATTTATGATAATATTTTGATGTCTGGCAACTGTTCTTGGAGATAGGCAAATATTCTTTTCATAGCTGCAATTCGCCATTCTCCACCATCTGCTTCAAAAAGTCCGCAACTTGGGCCTTCTTTTACTCTAAGGATATATTTACTCTCTGGCTGTTCTACTTCGATAAATGTTCTAAATGGCGTTAATAATACAGGGTTAGGTACTTCAACGAGACCTACTGTAACAATACCTATTTTTGCAACGACTGATTGTGAAATACCATTGTCGCTTGTAGATTTTACATTTTCTTCTTGAATATTACCAATTATTTTTAAAATGTCAGCTCTGCTACCAAAATCCAGAAAACAACTTTGCAAAAATACATTAAATGATTCGGCGTCCATATATTGTCCAAATATTAGTCTTGGCGTTTTCGCTTCTGCCGTTAAAAATGTATGTCTTGAACTATCATATTGTAAAGTTGAACAAACTTCTACTTTGGTCTCTGATATAACGTGAATAAAAATATCATTAGTATTATGCACTATATCATCTATGTCATTTTTGAGATAATCAACTACTCCTTGTAACGTTGTTATTTTTATCGGTATAGGTGTCGGCTCGCTCATTCTATGCAATTGTTTCGTGCTGTAAGAGAAATCATCAACCTCAATTATTTTAGGTGTAGCTTGGTCGAGAAAATATTGCGCAAATTCTTTAATCATAATATCCTCCTATTTAATATTTAGTATTTTCTTTACTACTTTTGGAACTACAACTTTTTCTGATTCGAAATCATAATAGGTTTGCCCTTGCTGTTGTTTTGTTTTTAGTTCTTCAATCACTAATTCACCCTCATTGTTGTTATCAAAAACAATTACTGTACTAATCGCTTTTTGTGGAGCTAGTAGAGCCTTGGTCAAAAATGTGATTTTTGATATATCTCTATTTTCGTCCGATAAAAAAACAATTTCTAATGTCAGCTTTCTTTTTTTCTCAGGCGATGTGTTAATATCCATGATGTTTTTTACGATTTTTTCAATTTCTAGATTTGTTTGTTCTATTATAGCACCGCCAGCCAAATTGCCAATGTTAATGTTTTGCATTGTATCATCCTCCTCCTTTTACTTATTTACGATTTTTTCAATTTCTAGATTTGTTTGTTCTATTATATCTTCATAAATTCACAAAATATACATCCACCCCCCCATTCCTTTCCACTATTACTACTATTACTACTACAGCTACTCATCTTTACATCCCCCCTCTTCATTCTTCTTCACACTATCATCAAATCTCCCCTCAAATTTTTTAAGTCTATCTTCAAAACTCTTAATTTCCTTCTTAATGTCATTTCCCCAATTATTTAATTACCCTATAATACTATGGTCTATAATTCCAATCACTACAATCACTACCCTTCATTATTTTTATTGTTTACATCATTAAAACCCTCTTCATTACCTTGTAAACTTTCACTAGGTAAACTCTCGTTTTTTTGCATACTTTTAGCTTGTTTTTTCATAGCATCATCTAAAAGTGTAAACACTTTTTTTAATATTTCATTATTCCCCTTTTGAAAAACCCATTGCACATATTGATAATCTTGTTTATAAACTTCTCCTGCTTGTTGTCCTTTGTGTTTGCCAAATGTCAAAATAAATTGGCTTGCATCTTTGACTGTTATAATACTCTTTGCTTTTTGTTTATCTTCTTGCTCTTGTTCTTGGGCGAAGAGGGAAGATAGGCTAGCAAAATGTAAAATAGAATCTATCATGGCTCTCTTGCTTGCCATTTTAAGAATCGTATTAGCAATATCAAGCGGCTGTTTATCTTGGTACTTACGTTCCATCGTGTTACAAGTCCCAACGCCATCACTAACAGTCTTGTTGTTTTTCGTTAGCGTGCATCGGATAGTGTAAGCAACAAAATCTGTTTCTTTGCTAAAATCCTGTGGTACTTTGTCAAGAATCTCGAACGTAGCTGTTAGTCCAAAGAGCATTATAATATTCTCTGCTCCTGACTTAAACAGTATTGTTTTTTGCGTTCCTGGTATTAACCCATAATCAATTCCAGGAACAAGCGTAGCCTTGACTATGTCATGAAAAGCATTGATTTTTGTCATGGTGCTTTGTATTAGTTCTAGGGAAAAACTGTCAATAACACTCTCTTCTTTCCCATATACTTCTAAATTTTCCATTATTTCCGCCCTCTCTAATCAAAAAAACATTCCGTTTGATAAATTATCCGACTCTTATACTTTTCGTTCGAAAAATCGAAAGCTATGCACCAAATTTATACCACGAAAAACAAATGTCTCTTGCATAAAAATCAAAAATTGTGTATTCTTAATTTGCCATATTTTTTATATACTACCCCTTGAACTGGTGCAAATCCAACGTTTGCACCTTTTTGTTAGCCCTTTTTATCTTCTTCGTTTAAGTTTGCAGCAAGTTTGTCAAATAAATCTTCTGTGACAGGACGTTGGTTATCGTGGTCGAATGTTCGCTTGCCTTGTTTATATATATTTCCTTTATTCCCTTTTTTCGCATTCCACTCCACTTGGTTTGCGTTATACTGCTCTAATGTTTTTATATTAATTGCTAAGTTTCCGAGTGCCATTTTTTCGATATACTCCCAGTTACGAGCATTTCTTTCGACTGCTATTAAAATATATTTATTTAGCAATTGTTCTTCAATCCCATCCTCTTCGATGAGACATTTAATCCTATCTGCAATATGCGGCTGTAACAATCCAATATTTTCTTGATAAATTTTTTCAGGTGGCAGCGGATCTACTACTTGTTTTACTTCTGCTACTAGATCTTTTTTGTTTATATTGTTTATATTGTTTATATTGTTGTTTGTGTCGGCTAGTTGTCGGCTAGTTGTCGGATTTGCTGTCGGGTTTTTATTTTTTTGTTGATACAACTCATAATTGATGACGGTTACAAGGCTAAATCTGTTGTTGGTTTTGATGTCGATAAATTCAAGGTTTTTCAAAAGTGCCATTCTGTCTCGGATGGTGCTTTCTTTTTTTTCTAATTCCTGACTTAATATTTTTCGACCTGTTATAAATTGACCAATCTCTATTGTCATTTCTTTTCCGTTCCAAATTATTTTGGTTTGTTCGTGATTTGCCTTTAAGAGACAATAAATAAAAAGTTGTAACAGTTCTGGTTTTAAAAATATTGGATTCTTAAAAATTTTTCTGTGTAACAAAATCCACCCATTCATAGATTACCGACCCTTCTTTATTTTTGTCTGTCATTAAAGATATATATTTACTGCCTTGAAGCCAGGTACTCAACCAATCCATAGTTTCTTGAAAATGGTCAAACTCCTCATCTCTTTCCTCGTAAAATTCTTTCATAACTAAGCATTGTTGCATAACTTTAGTTATACCCTTATAAACTAACAAAAAACCATATTCCTTGATGTAGTTTCTAAGTTTTTCCCTTCCTGAGTCATTTGCCCAATAATTTGTCTTAAAGAATAAAACCTCCAATATTCTTAACTGTTCGTCTTCATACGTCTTACACTTGTTTTTTGCCAAATGTCTCTTTACTTCTGTTTTGGTCCACTGTTTCTTCAAAATTTTACTTATTTTTTCTTGTGGCATCGCCATCATTACACCTCCTAAATAGTTTGACTACAACAATCGCTCTATCAATCATGTTGTCAAAAGTTGTACGTTGCTTAAATAATATTCTATTAGCAACTATGTCTCTTTTTGTTTCCTCCATCACTTGCATAAATGTTTCATCGTCAAGTTTTACTCCTAGTAGAACTTCTATCCTGTTCTTAATCATTTTGCTACCTCTCCATGTGTAGAATAAAACTCAATCACAACTTCTTTTGCAACCGTAACTTTGCGTCCAATTCTTACACAATGGATATTGTTATCAATAATCCATTTTCTGATTGTTGGGCGAGTCACTTTGAAGAATTTTGACAAGTCTGTAATTGATAGTATTGAATCTAATTCATCAAATATTAGTTTTTCTTTTACCATTTTAAACCTCCTTAGCAATAATATTAAATACAATTGCTATATTATCATGCTTAATCAAAAATAACATAGGACTATAGACCTATATGTGTAAAAAAGATAAGTTTTGCAAATAAGAAAACAAGCCATTTTAAGACTTGTTTTTTTTGTAAATATATTCAATGTAAACTTGTAATTTTTGCACTATTTTTATCATTATTTTTATCATTATTTACAACAAAAACCCCTATAAACAAAAAGGAGTTTTTGTTGTAAAATAACTTATTAAGAGGACGCTGTATGTAGGACTTGCACCTACGCACCAGTGCTCTAGCTACTGAGCTAATACAGCACCACTTGTCACGGGAATGCCCACGAATGAGCGACAAGGAAAGGAATAGTAATGATAATTAACCGTCTTACATACATTTTGTCGGTTATATGGACAAATTTTCAATTCATGCCTCCTTTTGCACATTGTAACAAAAACCCTAAGTAACCCCAAATCTTATTTTTAATGTTATTCAAACAAATTTAATAACCACCTTTTTTTAAATTTTCTCCGCCATATTATGAATCAATCGCCTAACATTTGCCGTATCATACTGATTATTAACTATCCAATAATTTCTATCTTGTATTATTTCTTTTGTTACCAACTTATCAACATCCGAAGCCAAACTTGAATCAATTTTCTTTTTCAACCCACAAGCCCGAACCAATCCATTCATCAAAGCTTTAGCATACAAACTTATATTCTCATGCATATGCTTAGCCTCCTTCATCCTATCATGAAATGATAGTTCAATCAATCCAGCAATCGCCTTTGTATGACTAAGTACATACAAACTCCCACGTTCAATAATATTACCATCAAGCCATGGCGTAATTTTTGCAACCTCATTTTGTACAATGCTAATAAATTGTCTGCCATTTTCTGAATAATAATATCCACTAGAACCTTTGCCATCATATCCTGCATCTGTGTGAATGTCTAAATGAAAACTAGTAACACTAAGCCCAGTATTTTTTGTCACAAATTCATTCGACATATTAACTACTTCCTGTAAGTTACTGAGTTTTTTCGGTATCAATAACGCATTACACTCGTATTCTTTTAATAATTCAAATGTAACTCTTCCTATTTGGTGACAATGGTCTTCTTCTGAATCGCCCATTGCACACCTATTACTACTTTGCTGACTTGGTGACAAAATAATATTAATCATCTTTTACCATCCTTATCTTTCATTTTTTTTAAATATTGTATCAAAAATTGCGGTACTGGAACATTCATTTCTATTAAATTTTCAAGTATTGATATTGCTTCGTTTACCACGAAAGCAAATGCAACAAGCGGATGTATCGTGTCTATTTGTCCTAAAAGATGTTCCATTTGAACAGCAACCATTATACAGATGAAAATGCCTGTTTTTTTGCACAGACCTTTCCATCCAATATAAGAGTTCAAGTTTCGGTTAACGATAGCCTTTAGAATACCTGTAAGATAATCCAATACAATCATTATTATCAATACTTCAATCCCCATGTCGTACCCTCCTAGAAGATAAGCCAATGAAGTTACTACTAGCGTTAACCAAGCTTTAATCATAGTTCCAACCCTCCCTACTTTTTAGAGTTTTTTTCAATATTTCTTTTAGCAATGTTCATAATTTCTTTCATTCTCAATAAATTTGCATCAATTTTTTTAATCTCTTCTCTGTATCCTGGTTTTCTTTCTACTTCTAATTCTCCTCTTTCTTTTCTTAAATCACTTAAACTCTTGTCAAATGTTTTATAAAGTGCATTTAATACCGCATGTTTTACAATATCATTTTCAATTTTACCTTTCTCTGTAGCATCGTACATCTTCATTGCCGCTTCGTCTCTGCCTTCATAATAATCTTGACTAATAGTATTTGACCGCCTTGCATCAACGAGAAATCTATTTGCCATTACATTTATTCCTGGTATATCTTTTAAAACTTTTAACCCAGGGACTTCATTTAATAAATCGCTTGCCTTGTAATTCGACTTGCCTGTTACTTCATCTATAGCGGATAAAAACGCATTTCCAATACTACCTGTATATCCTCTTATTAAATGGTACACTCTCTTTGGCGATTGCAATATATCTGACTTAAATGGTATTTCGTTCATTACATCTGCTATCGCTCTTGCTGTATTGCTTGTGTATTCGTCATATCTGTACTTAGGAGATGCCTTCAAATCTTCTGAGTTTTCAATCGGTATACCTGACCATTGTGTATTAGTCATATCTTCAATAAATGGTCTTAGTGGCATAGGGTTAATCTCATAAGTAAAGTTATTCTTCAGCGAATCAGAAAATCCTTTCCATGCTTCTGGATCATTTTTATAGAAATACTCATACGCTCTTACAGGCACTGCCATAAATGGAATTGCCCATTCAAATCCTCTTGGAATAGGTAAAAATATCGGTGTTTTCTGTGGGTCTCCAATTGGAATTTGCCAAAAATTATCTTTTTGGTATGGTTTTAAATTCTTGTAGTGTTTATTATCATTTAGGTATGCATGTATCATTAACGATATAAACGCAATCATCAAACCTCTTAGCAATAATCTCTTGTTTCGTCCTGGGTCGGTGGCTGTTCTAAATGTTTGGTCAAATCCTTGAATATAGGCATTAGAGAATCTCCATATTCTATTAATTTGACCTTCTTTGATAAATCGTCCTTTTCTTTTTAGGTCATAAGTCAAGTCTCTCATGTTGTAAATAGCTTCATCCCAATCTTCTTTGGTCGTGTTAGTAAATTGAAAGAATTGTTTCCATTGCGCTTTGATTTGTGGGTCAACAGTCATTAATAGTTTAGTTACAAATTCCCCTTTGCCAATGCTGTCAGCAAATCTTGTAATCATACGATTTTTAACTGTTTTCTTTAATTCTGCTGTTTTTGTACCTAGCTCAGTCCATTGAATCAAGTCTCTTATAGTATTAAGTGGGTGTCTCATTTCCTTTTGTATCTTTTTGCTTAAACTTCTACCTCTACTCATATCGTCAATTATATCTTTTGCAAATCTGGATTCGTTTGCAAGAAACATTTGAGTAGTACCTCCACGCTTCATGGCTTCAATAAACCATTTGTCATGTGTCATTACTGATATTGCACCTTTCATAATGTCCATAACGCCAATCCCTGCTCTTGTTTGTAACCATGCTGTTAATACTTCTCTTGAAGTATTCCATGCAACAAATCGCAAATCATAGAGAATACTTGCCGCTTGGAAGTCACCTACCCTAGTTGAAACTTTTAGCAAGAACTTCATTATTGCATTAAATGTAACAGGATTCATTCCTGATAAAGCCTTATATATTTCTGGCTCTACGTCATACAAATTAATCTTGCCATTTTTGTAAATTGCTAGTTGATTTTTTCCTGCTATCATGTTAGGTCTAAAGATTTTTGCCATCATATCAAACTCCATGTCAATATCAAAGCCATTGTAGAATTTTTCAAGATCTACATCTTGGGCAATCAATGATTCAATGATTTTTTTCTTGACTTCGTCTAAATTGAAAGTTGTTGCTTTCATTCCAAAAGGAGCTTTGACCATTATTGCACCTTTACCCTCTACTTTATCGGCCATCTTTGCAAGCTCTAACAAAAGCTCTTGTCTCTTTGCTGCTTGCCAAATAACAAATGTCATATTGACCATCGACTCGTAAGGATTGAGTATCTCTTGCCCTCCACCTCTTAAAGATTTCACAGGGTTACCCTTTGACGATTTAACTCCAACTATGCCATCATCTAATACTCTGAAAAGATGAATATGATTAGGATTTTGCTTCCTTATCTCATTTGCTTGTTTTTTGTCAAAAAATCCTGCTTGGGTTAAAACTAAAAGTAAGTTATCGTCATATTTTCTTACAGCTTGAAATATCTGTGGAAAATCAGGATACTTTTCTTCAAGGTTTTTGACGGTATCTCTGTATGTTTGAATGTCTTGGGGTAGTGCCAAATTTCTAGCATGATAATCCTCGGCTCTTCTTCCTATAGCATATGACTTCCAAAAGAAATCTCTCTTTTTATTGTCATTTGCAAGTGGTAATAATACATCAAACAAACTAGGACCTACTTCATTATGGTTTAGATCTGATTGATATAATCCCTTTATCCCTTTAGGATTGATAGAAAACATTGCTGTTGATTCATATCCTTTGGTGGCTGCTATTATTTGTTTGATTTTTGTTTTTCCCTCTACACCACCTAGCTCAACGGCAACTTTAATTGCAGGATAGTATTCATCCACCATTTGTGTGTAGAACTGAGATAATTTAAGGTTGAGTGTCTCTCCTTTTGCTCGTTGCTTGTCAACCTCTGCCTTATCCCAAACATCCCTCATTACTCTTTCTTCTGGAGATAAATTAACAAGATCTGATATGTCTTGCATTCTTTCATTTAGGAATCCTAAGAAATCAGGGTCAATTGTTCTTTTATAATATTCAAACGTTTTGGGCGCACGAGCGAATGCTTGAACATTATCGGTAAGATACAATCTAGTGAACTCTGCTATTCCTTCATCAATTTGAACTCTTTCTTTTTGTGAGTTTGTTGTCATTTTTCCTAGTCTAACTAACTCGTTGATGATGCCTCTATCTTGAACATCTGATAACTTATACATTTTATCAATCAAATGTCCTGCTTCATGCGTGAATGTTGGTATATCGTTTGCTTTTCTGAGCCTAATTACATGTGTTCTAACTTGTAAATATCCTAAAACATTCTTACGATTAATCTTCCCAACTCTGACTTTGTTCATGAATTTCTTTTCAAACTCTCCTATAATTTCCGATGCCCTTTTTGCTTTCCCTGATGTGTTTAATCCTGATGCAGGGGGTAACTCTAATTCATTCTCGCTTGTTAATGGTTTATATTCATCTTTCTCTTCAAATAGGGATTGCCCTTCAATCATTACTGAGTCTTTCATTTCTAGGGTTATTGGTAATGCCTGTTGTGTCACGCCATTAATTTCTATGGTTTGAACTTGCGTATTCCAACGTTTAGCGTACTTGTTTAAAAATTGGGGAATCATTTTGTCGTAGAATGCTTTCATTCCACTACCGCCTATTTGTAGATTATCACCTGTTAAATATTTTACATTTTTTGTGTCTGAAGGAGGAAAGTTGTTTGACCTTTTTTTTCCTTCTTTATTTAATATTTTATTTGCTATGTTATTTCCAAATGTCTCTTCTAATTCATCTGCTTTAAGATACTTTTGAACGATAATGAGATTGCCGTTCATCCCCATAATTGATAATCCAAATACATCATCATTTTCTTTCCAATAAGCAATTTCTTTTACGGATTCTTTTAAATTGTACCTCTCGTTTTGTTGATTCCCTGTAGTCCATGATAAATAATCATAACCGTTTTCGGCAGCATATCTTATCATTCTTTTTAGCACAAACTCATGCCATGTTGTTTTAAATGGTGCATCTGGGATTTTTGAATCTTGAAATTCTATTTCATTAATTTCTTCACGAATTTTATTTATTTCTAACTTTATCTTGTCCAAAAGTAGTTTTTCAGAATCATAAAGCTTTGTGAATAAATTAAATGAATTAATATTAAGCCATGCATAATCTTCGGTTTCAGCTCTAATTAAAACCTGATTTTTACCTTTTATTAGTAAATATTCTGTTTCTATACCAAATACACCTTGACTTTTTCTTGTTTCTAATCTCAATTCTTTACCAATTGGTGAATTCTTCTTTATTTTTATTATATCTTCATTTAATTTATGTATTTTTTTTAATTTATCAGCAATTGATTCTTTATCTTGTTCTGTTAAATTCTTTTTATACCCCTTTTTTCGTCCTTCTTGATGCCAGTCGCTCTGTATCTCTTCTAAAAATAGAACATTATCCCCGTTACTATCATATCGGTCATTAAACCTTGTAAACGCTAATACGTTTAATTCTTTCCAATGTGATTGTGGTGAAATATAACTTTTTGGTTTTATTAATTCTTGACTTGTTTTCAAAACTAAATCAACGGCTTCTGCTTCTGAGTCATACGAACCCATACTATCACCATTATTATTAACAACTGTCCATCTTCCATCTTCTGTTTGTTTTGTTTGGTAACCTTTTGGCAATTGTTTTAAATCTTTATTTTTTAGAATAAATAATAACTCTTTGTAATTTTGTCCTCCTCCTACAACTTGAAACTTGTCGTGTTTTGTTCTTTTTTGTATATTTGTTCTTATAGGTTCCAAATAATCTTCTCGAAATTCTAATAAAAATTCTTCTTCTAAATATTGTATTGCTGTCGTAGTACCCAAATATTCTGAATCTTCTGGTACTATTAAATCATATGATAATAAATCTTTAATATATCCATCCTTCATTTCAAACTTTACTTGAAAAAACTTATTTTCATATGTAACATCTTGTGTTTCATACTCATTCAATTCCGATCTAAGTTCTTTTAAATTATATTTTTCAATAATATATTTAGTTGTTGCAATTTTTATTTTCTTTTCCAAAACTATTTCTTCGTTATCAAAAATAGTTTCCTCAATCTCAATCTCGTTCATCCTCAAAAACTCAAGCAACTCTTTTTTATCAATCTTATCTTTGTTTATTATAAAGTCCTTCAATCCACTCCATTTGACTTCTTCTTGTTTAATTCCATTCTTAGGATTACTTATTAATCCTAGTAATGCACTCTTGTCTATTCTTGATGGTAGCTTTTCCTCAATGACACGTTGAAGCTGTGAGAAGAATGGTCTCTTATTATACCGTTCTTTAATCTCTTCAAGTCTTATCGTTGGATAATCTGAGGTTCTTTTACCCATCCAAAAACCGTCTTTTGGATTTACCTTAGAATTATCTTGTCTATATGACTTGATTTGATTTTCACTAGAAACATATAAAACATCTTCAATATACGCTTCTTTTATCATATCTGCTTTAGTTGCCTCATAGCTGAGTTTATCATTGGTTACCACAAATGACATTGCTGAACCAAATTCAATGTTTCTTGATTTCAAGAAGTCCTTAAAGTATTCAGTATCCTTTAACATTTCATTAGGCACTTCTTCTATACCTTGAACATATAACTTTGCGTTAACATGCACTAAAGTTGAATACTTATCGCTACCTTTAAGCTCTAATGCTATTTTTGACAAGTCGTTTGCTGATTCTATTTTTTTACTTAATAATGGATGTTCTTTTGATGCTTTTAGTATTAAATCTTCTTCGTGAAACTTGTGTTCTTTTTCTGTCCCCATATACCCATTTGGCTTATCTGGATTTTTCTTTAGCTCAACATATTTATTCGAATCTAAAATTATATGACTAATAAATCCAGGTAGTGACTTATCAACTGTATCGGTAGCTGTAACATCTCCCTTCGATGCTTCTGGAAAACCCGAAGGGTGATTGTGTATCAAATAATATCCTGTCGCTTGCTTATCTTTCATAATTTGTGCAAGCTCTTTAAACCATTTTTCGTTATCTTTTCTTACGTTTATCCCTATTATCCACTTATCTCCCTCTTCACTATACTCAGAAAAAGGCTTAATATAAGGATTAATAACACAACTTCCTGCAATACACGAACTTATTGACTCAACATGTACTATGACACCCTCTCCATCAACAAATACATACCTGAGAGTTTCAAACCTAGGGTCTCTAAAAGCTTGGGCAATCACCGCTAACTGTTGGACATTCTCGACTTTTGCTCCTGTAATTTGGATTTTTCCTGTTTTAATTGCTTCTGTTGTAATGGCATTTCCAATAACCTTGACCTCGTATTTATTCCTACCCAACGTTCCTCTATCTCCTGGTATTTCACTTCCTTCAACTTCTTGTAAATCTCTGAGTGCTTCGGCTGCTGTATCAAGGTCTTTCACTCCCTCTTCACTAGATGTATGTTCTGGAAAATTACTAGTCAATTCAGTTCGTATCTGGTCGGCATCCATAGGTCGTGCTGTAGCCGTAGTTACTTCTCCCTCTTCAATGTATTCATCTTCACCTTCACCATCGCCAATAACTTGCTCGGGATTAAGTATGCTCATAATCTCATTTGCTCTTGATGTAAGCTCTTTGATTTCCTGATCCTTTGTGAATTTCTTTTCAAGTTGTTTGTATATTGCATCTAACTCGTTTTGATATTCGTTATTAGTTTGAGTAAACCTTTCGATTGACCTTCTGATATTCCCGACTGTTGTAGTTATTCCTCTAAAGGTATCTGTTTCAGTAATCGAAACATCTCCCGATTTCCACGTTAAACCAATTCTCGAAACATTTTTATCTTGGCTTGTTTGAACTAATATAACCTTGTCTATAACATTCGCAAGTTTAAACTCAAAAGTATCAGCTTCGGCATACTTCAAATTCTCACCTTTTTTACTTACCAATTCATTGAAATACGTTTCGGCTTCCCCAAACTTATCAAAAGTTTTACCATCAATGACGGCTTTGAAGTTGTCACCTGTGATGTTTTCTACTTTACCTTCAAGGTTTTTGTATTCGTTTAGCTTCCTTGTATAGTATTCAATCTGACTTTTTAAGTATGGAATTTTTTCTATTAATTTTGCTCTGGCATCTGCAAACCCTCTTTTTTCAAAATTCAGTTTTTGAAGTTGTTTAGTAACAATCACTTGCTCTTTCATAAGTGGATTGTCACTTGCGATTGCGGATATTTCTTGAGCTGTTAGAGTTGTTGCACTTGGGTCCTCAATTTCTACATCATTAATATCAGCATTTAAAAATCCATCAATAACATTAGACTTCCTTTGGAGGTTATCCCAAATACGAGCATCGAATGACCGTTTTGTGATAATAACAAAGGTCTCTATTTCTTTATTGATGTTACCTTGTCGTAATGCTCTTCCATCTTCTTGCTGTAGGTCTTTTGGTCTCCACGGGTAGTCGATATGCGTCAATCCCTACTCCCATTTTTTCATTATTACCAATTAAGATCCTTACTTCTCCTGAGTTGAATTTGTTTTTGAGTGCTATCTTTTGTGCAGGGTTTTTTGCATCATGGATAAAGGCTATTTCGTTTTTTGGGATACCTTTTTTTATAAGTCCATCCTTGACTTGTCGATACACACTCTCTGTCTTTTTATCGACCTCATCAAAATTGTCAGTTTCATCATCCTCTTCTACTTTTTTACTTTCTTTTTTTGCTTTTGGTGTTGACATTTCTATAAAAACCAAATGCGTTAATTTTTCTTTAGTGGTCTTTTCCCACTGTTCAAACAAATGTTTGATAGCTGTCTCAATTTTTGTAGTCTCCCCTGGCAATAATTCAAAATTAGGATCAATAAGTCCAGGGTGAAGAGCTGCATTCCTTCCATCTTTTGTAATCATTAAAGGATTATCTACTTTTGGATCAATACCGCCATTCTTTAATGC